CCTCAATCTGCTTGGTGATGCCCTTGTCAGTGTTCTCCATCTGGCCAACGATCTTCTCACTCCAAGAGACTGCAGGATCACCACCCCACAGCGCCCAGGCTACGCGACCAGGAGAAGGATACCCTTCCTCACCAGGGCTGAACCCTTCACCTGTCTTGTCTGACTTGTGACGGGCTAACCAGGCGCGCATCTTCACAGCCTTCTCAGGGCTGATGTCTTCACCGTTGGCCATGCGTCTGGCCCATGAGACAGTGGCAGGCACAAGCCCATCACCAGACAGGCCCTCATCATGCCACTCCAGGCCACGCTCTAGCTCAGCCTTCACGCCTTCAGGCACTGAGAAGTCAATGTCGTCATAGAGGGCGCGCCTGGCTTCTGTCAGCCTTTGCTCTGTTGGTGCGTCTGGATCCTCTACTGCCTGAGCACCATCAACTATCCGCCTGGCTTCCTCTTGTGAGATGGTGGGGAACGCCACACCAATCAGCACCACTGCAGCCTCTGCAGCCAGAGCACCCAGTGCCACCTGCTCTAGGATGGTTATCAAGCTGGCCACCTGGGCACCATTCAGGGCAGTGGCTGCAAGCGGCTCATCTGCTGGCGCTTCAGTCTGGCCATCAATATCAGTGGGCTCAGCGTTCTCATCTGCGATCTCAGCAGGCTCTTCATCTGCCTGGGTCAGCGGCACATCGTCAAAGCCCTCATAGGCTGCAGCGTCTGATGGGGAGAGACCAAGCATGGTCCACTCCATCACGCGGTTCAGCCTTTCTGATCTGCTCTCTTGGAGGCTCTCCACCTCACTGAAGTCATGCTTGATGACCACATCTTCACCACCCAGCATCCTAGCCAGGCGCGTAAGTTCTGAGTCCACCAGGGCAGCGCGTCCTTGGAGGCTCTCCCAGTAGAGTTGCAATTGGTTCCTGCTCTGGCTGTAGTTTGCTGTCTCAAGGCCAAGACGCACAGGCACACACCCAAAGGCGGCGATGGTGCTGGCCCTCACAAAGTCTCTGACCTGGCTGAACTCCATTTCTCGTGGCGTGATCTGCAGCTTGTCGAACTGAGCCTGCCCACCAAGGATGAGCACACCAGAACCACCTGCCCTCATCTGCTTCTCATAGGCGTCTCTGAGGGTGCCGATCTGTTCTCGGCTCCATCGGTCACCATCTTCCTTCGGTGACAGGATGCCTGTCGGCTGACCAGTGGCGGCAGTGCGTGCAGCCAGTGCAGCCTGTGCCTTCTCTGTGGTCAGGTCATTGTGCAGCGGCTGGACAGCGCCAATGCCCCACAGGTTAGTGGGATCATCAGACCAGGATGGCCCCCTGATGTGCAGAACTTGCTCATGCTCATAGAGGGCTGGCTGACCATGGCCTGACTCATACTGGTACTTGTCAGGCTGGCCATCTGAGAGGGGTGAGATCTTGACGCGTGCTGGGTGCATCCTGATGAGGGCGTCCACCCTGCCAGCGCTTCCAGCCATCAAGCAGAACGCGTTGCCAGACAGCACCAGATCCGTGTATAGCTGGCGCCTAAACAGCACACCATTCACCCGTGAACTGGGCTGGCTCAGCAGTTCCAGAACGGGGTGAGTGTCAAGCACTTCAGCCTCTGACCCTCTGCCCCTGTAGGCTCTGAGGGGCACTTTGCTGAGGTCTGTCGATATGGCCTGCACAGCCGCGAACGGCCATGGGAATGCAGCAAGGGCTGACATGGCTGCTGATGGGTCATAGCCTGCTTTGAACGGTGTGTCTTCGATGAAGTCAGCACCAGCGCTGTGGCTCACCTTGCCATCAGGATCAACCTTCACCAGCCCCACTGCACGCAGTAGAGACGCGATGAATCCAGGCTTGACGATCAGATTGTTCACGGCTTGACCATACCGTAGTCAGGCCAGGCGCGCAATCACCCAATGTCAAAGTCAGAATAGCTCAGCCTTGAGCAGCAGTATCTGAGGGCGTCCAGCGCGTGATCCTTCTGACGTGGTTTCGGCTGGTCTCTGGACTCACCCACCCCACGCTCATCCCACACATAAGTCTCAAACTCATGGATCAGGCTGGTGCAGGTATCAAACACCAGCAGGGCAGGGTTGCCCTCAACGTCAAAGGCCAGCCGCTCGCAGACATCATTGATGCCACCCCGCACAGACCCGCGCCCCTTCTTGGCTGGCACATTGGCCAGGCCATGCTCTCTGGCTAAGGCCAGGCGGCTGCCTCTGTCCTCTGGGTCAGCCACTATCCACCTGGGCTGGCCATAGGTGTTGATCAGTTCATGCAGCTTGGCAGCGTGCTGGCTGAGCGTCCACTCTGCCTGGTAATGTTCATCCACCACCACCAGGGTGTCATTGCTGGGATCAATCATGCAGACCACAGCCGCAAAGGGCGCCCTTGTTCCGAAGTCGATGCCGATATAGGGGCCAACCCAGTGGTCAGGAATGGGGCCAGCCTTGATGACGTGGGTGGCACGCTGAAAGTCTGAATAGATGCGCCCCTCAAGCGTGGTCCATTCACCTTTCTCTCTGGCTGCTCTCTCATGTGGACCATACTGCTTCAGCAGTCTCTCAAGCGCTCCCGCTGGGATGTGGGGGTTGTCAATCCCATGGATCCAGTGGACGCGGGCATCTTCTGGGGTGGTGCTGATCCAGCGGTCATAGAGCCAGGTCATTCCCCTCAGCGGAGTCATGGAGAAGATGCAGCGCCCTCTTCTGTCTACCAGGCGCATCAGCGCCTCATTGACCACAGCCTGATCGGCAGGCTCTTCGTCAAAGTGAACGAGGTCAACGGCTGCGCCTTGGAATCCGTCTCTACCCATGTCAACAGACGGAAACATGATGCGACCACCATTGGGCAGCCTGACCTCGGCGCGACCATAGCCAAACTGATTGCGCCACTTGGCGTCTGGGGGCAGATACTGAGCCACGGCAGGGCGTAGATACTCACGGCTGTCACCTGAATCCAAAGCGACACACCACACGTTTCCAGGCCTGTTGGGCAGAGAGGACAGTGGCACCCCATTCTTCTGGCACCACTCTATTGAGTCAGGGTGATCTCTTCCGAGCGCTGTGGCCACAACAAACTGAGCACAGCCTGCCGTCTTGCCTGATCTGTTGCCACCACAGATGATGGTTACTAGCTCACCCAGATCCTGAAAGGCGCGGCGCTGTGATGTCTTGGGTCTCTCTCTATGCCAGAGCCTGGCGAGGGCCAGCGGCCTGTCACGCTTCATCTGCTTGAGGGCGTCTACCAGTTCCACCACATCAGCAAGCGCCCCCAGGTCAAGGGAATCAAGGGGATCAAGGGGATCAAGGCTCATGGCCTGGGCCTCTTGGTCTTCTTGCGGGTGCTCTCATGCAGGATCATGGGGGCGCTGCTCATTCTAGCGCACCGGGGCCGGGGTCTTGGCCGTGCTTCTTGGCCCACGCGGTCCACCGTCGCCGGATGACATCGCAATAGCGAGGATCCAACTCGATCAGACGGGCCACCCGTCCAGTCATGGCGCACGCGATGAGCGTCGTACCGCTACCTCCAAACGGGTCCATCACCGAGCACCCTTGCGGGAAATAGGACAGGCACCAATCCATGACCTTGATCGGCTTCTGTGTGATGTGCTGCTTGCGTTCACCGCCCCAATGATGGGTAAGGTGTCGCACCTTTTTTCCGAGGTTTGTCCACGCCAACTCGCCCTCGGAAAATGAACGGCCGTCGTTATTCTTGTGCCACACGAGCCAATCTTCAGACAGCGGAAGATCGAAGTAGTTACCACCCCAAATGACGGTAAAGGGGTAGTGAGCGAGCCATGCCACATCCGGCGCCTCATCATCCCATGTAGATTCGCTGTCAGATAAGCGCAGGTATTTTGGTTTCGCGCTCTGGCCCGCTCCCATGGTCATCGTCGAGGCGCCTATACCGTATGGGGGATCGGTCAAGACCGCATCGATGTCTTCGCCCTGCATCACGGCATCCCACACCGCCGGGTCTGTGCAGTCACCGCACGCCAGCCGATGCGGTCCCAACTCGTACACCTCGCCCGGTTGACTGTGGGCCTCATCCTGAACCTCTGGCACATCGTCCTCACTGCCGTCTGGTTCAATCGGCAGCGGTGCCAGTAGCTCATCAAGGTCAGCATCACTGAAGCCCAGCCCGTCCAGGTCTACCCCTGAAGCATCGAGTTCCTGCAGGATGTCGTTGAGGCCATCAGACCAGGTGGCTATCTCACCCACCTTGTTATCTGCCAGTGCCAGCAGCTTGGCATCAGTGGGGTCAAGGTCCATCACCCGCACGGGCACCCGGTCCAAGCCTAATGACAGCGCCGCCTGATGGCGCGTGTGGCCCGCTATGATCTCAAACCCTCCACCATCAATGGGCCTCGCAATGATAGGAGAGGCAAACCCAAAGCGCTTGATACTCTTGGCTACCTCTGGCACTGCGTGGTCATTGCTGCGTGGATTGTCTGCCCATGGTGTCAGATCATCAGCAGACATCCACACTGCTGCTGCTTCTTGTTTCTTCGCTTTACTCATCACCGGCTTCCTCTGTGAAGGTGGCCTCAATGGCCATCTGGGTTGGTTGGTCTGGGTGTGATGCCAGTAGGCCCTTGATCATGGGCAGTGCATCCCTGAGCCTGTTGAGCAGTTCATCAGGGTCTCTGGTGTGAGTGTGTGTGACCTCCACCTGGGCTGGCTCATAGACCCCCAAGGCCTGGCCCTCAAGCTGCATGAGCCTGGCGGCTGCCATGCTGTGGCCATTGCGGAATGAACGCGCCTGGGCACCCCTCACTCTCATCAGCCAGTCAGACCTGTCAGCCTCTCTGCTGGTGGTGCTCACCTGCTCCTGCCAGGTCTCTCTGATCTTGGCTGCATCTCTCTGGACCTGGCGCAAGCCCACCCCATATCTCTCAGCTAGTCCAAGGGCGCTGGCTCTGGTGTACTCACCAGCAAGCATGACAGCCTCAACTGCAGCCAGGCGTGCAGCCACCTGTTCATCTGTGCTCTTACGCCCTGCCATGGTCCTCTCTCCACTTGGGTGTCATTCTTTATGTCACACCATACCGTGGCCAGCTGTCCCAGTCCAGTCATAGGCCTAGGCTCAAATCCTCAAAAGCCTCAAAAAGCCCACGCCACTGTGGCCGGTGGGAGACCTTCATGCCAGAAGGACGTGACCACAATGACGCGGGAGATGTTAAAGTGGAGCCGATGCCTCTCTACGAATATCAATGTGAGCGATGTGACGCACGTGTAGAAGTGCTGCAGCGTCTTGGTGATGATCCACCTGGGTGCTGTGAGTGTGCTGGTGATGGCTCCCCTGCTCCTATGAAGAAGATGATGAGCGCGTCCAGCTTCCTGCTCAAGGGATCTGGGTGGGCTCATGACAGCTATGGGTTGAAGTGATGCAGGCGTTGATCGATCAGTTGTTGGCTGGTGGTCACCTTGGTCTCTTTGCGGCCTTCCTGGTCTGGCAGCACATCAAGAACGAGAAGCGCAATGACTACCTGGTCAAGTCCTTCCAGGCTCAACTCAAAGAGATTACAGACGACTATGACAGGCGCATACTGGCGATGAGAGAGCGCTATGACGTGGTGCTGAGAGAAGCGCGCCAGGAGAGAGACGCTGATGCGCGTGACTTCCTGGTGGCCAGGGCAGCGATCCAAGAGCAGATCGTGAACAAACTAGACCAGATCCTGGTCAGGCTTGAGAAGTGAGCGCAGGAAGTCCTCTGGCAGTTCACTCTTGATCTCATTGCCCCACACCAGCCACCCCTCTCTAAAGTCTCTAGCGAACATCTCCAAGCGTGGTCCAATGCTCCTGGCCTCAATCAGTTCATAGGCCTCAGCAGGCTTCTGGCTGTGCTTGCCTCTTGGGGCGTGGATGACAGAGCCCAGCGTCCTCAGGTCAGTCTTCACGCTGAAGCCCCTGCCCCTGGTGCCAAAGAGAAGGTGCTCATGCTGCCCTCTGAAGTATTGGCCAAGCCCCTTGGGGCCACTCTTGATCCAGACCGCATTGGTCTTGTACTGGAAGCCCAGCGCCCCCATCAGCCATATGGCGTCAGGCAGGTGGTTCACTGTTGCCCACATGTACAGGTGACAGTCCTTGTTTGGCAGGAACTCACCTGAGCCCAGGATGACCCCAGGCATGTCTGCTGTCTTGACCAGGGGGTAGTGCCTATCAGCGCCCCTCTTGATCCTTCCACCACCTTGCTCATTCCATGGTGGATCAATCACGATTGTGTTGTACATGTCACCCCTCCTCTGGTGTTGAGAATCCTAACAGATCACCCATTGCGGCCTGCTCCTCTCTCATTGTCTTCATCGCTCCAAAGAACGTCAGATTGACCATTCTTTCAGGCCTCCACCTTGGGTGGGGATCAGTATTTGTGACCCATGAGTCATATTGAGCCTGCATCCGGTAAAGCGTCTGCTTCAGCGGTCGCCTGGCGTGGGCTTTGCTGTACCTAGGGTGAGGATCAAGCCTGTTGACGTGTTCATCAAATCTGGCGTGGGCTGCTATCAGGTACTCATTGCGGACGGCTTCACGCTTGATGGCTTTGGCTAGTCGCTCTTTGCGGTCAAGCCTGCGCTGCTCTTCTTCTTCGATCCTCTGCGCGTTCAGCAAGCGCACAGCCTGATCACGCTCTTCGGGGGTGATCTTTTGCACCTCTGGCACTGGCAAGCGCATCACTTGCCTCCTCACCAGGTCATCTGGGCCATGGGCCAGGTCATAGTCATCATGATCTGTCTTCAGCTTCTGCATCACTGACCACCTCTGGCCTCTGCTCTGGCCTTGCGTTCTGCCAGGTCTCTAGCTGTGACGGTCTGCTCAGTGCTCAGCACTGGTTGATCCTTGGTGGAGTAGTGAACGCGCGTGGTGTGTGGGTTGGACTCCCAGTGTGTGATCACGTCCCTGAAGTCACTGAAGGCCCCCATGGACAGCTTCAGGCCCTTGGCACAATCACAGGCGGCCACACCATTGAAGACCCTGATGTCATTGCGCTCATCAATCCACCAGCGCGCCATCTGCCTCATTCCAGTACCACCACAGGCCCTGCAGCCTTCCACCCTCACAGGCGTTCCAGCCTTGGTGGTGGGGTTGGCCTCTACCACCTCACGCACCTGGGCCAGCGTGGGCAGGCTCTTGACCTTCCTGAGCACATCCTTGACCCCAATGATGAGATCCTTGTCACTGATGTCCTCTAGCTGCAGCATCCACATCCTCTTGGAATCTTCCACCCAGAGGGGGTGCTTTCCGTGGTTGGTTGCTATGGCGTTCAGCACTCTCTCAATCACTTCAATGCTTGCCATGTTCTCATCTCCTCTAGACTGAGCCTCTCTCTGTCTGTGTGTTGTGTGTTGTGTTGTGTGATCGCGCGCGCACGATCGGGTGATTCTGGGTTGAATCTGGGTGACGGTTGGGCGGTTCTGCCCTGTAAGTGGTTGAAATCACTGGCCTGGCTGGGTGACCCTTGGGCGGCTTTTGGCGCCTGCTTGGGTGAATATAGCCGACGCCACTCGTTTTGGTCTTCCCCAACCTTTCGGATCATGGTTCTGGCGTAGTGCTCAGTCCATCCAAAAAGCCTGGCCACCTGCCGTCTGGTGGGTGGTGTTCCGTCATCACGTTGAGACCAGATCCACATATAGACCACCAGGGCTGGCGCTGGCTTCTTGCGGGTCCACCTCTCTGCTGCTGCTTCATTGATTAGCCCTCTGGGGGCTGGGTGCCATATCCTCATCTCTCTTGGTCCTGGGGTGTTGTGTTGTTCAGTGTATATATCTCAATCTCGGTTCGCGGTTTCCCGGTCTTCTCCGTGTAGCGTATGCGCTGCGCCCCGTCCTTGACCTGTCGATCGTTCTTGAACGCTGCCCCCTGGAGGCCATCCCAGACCGCCTTAACCACGTTATCCAGGTCACATCTCCCGCCGTAGAACATGAGACCATCCGGGTCTTTGGCGCGGTGTAGATGCTTGGGCCTCTGGAATACGGCCAATATCTCAACTCGGACAGGCCCCTCTAGCAGTGGGCCACGGGTGTACCACTTGACCCTGGCCTCATAGTTGGCCGTCTTTTTGGGTGTTCTGGCTGTTCCTGTTTTCTTGCTGAATACAGGGCGACCCTTGGGTACTGGCTCCCCCGGAACGGTGAACTGCTTGACTAGCTCCCATTTCGCGCTATCATCCGAATAGGTCATGTCGTTCTCTCTTCCTGGCCTGTTGTGTTGTGGGGGGTCGGCACCTGGCGCTGGCCCCCCATTTCTATCACTTGAATGAGATAGACAGATACTCTTCAGTCACGGCCCCATTGACCTTCTTGCCTGCCTTGAGTGCCTCTGTGACTGCGTGCTTGTCCACCTTGAAGCTCACCTGCACAAAGTCTGTGCCACAGTACTCATCAAGGATCTGCTGCTCATCAACCCACTTGGTGCGTGAGCGCCTGGTCAGGAAGACGGTGCCATTGCATAGCTTGTGCTTGCTTCCATCCTTCCACCCATAGAGCCCAACGCGTGCCTCAAGCACATCCATTGCCCACTGCTTGGTGGCCTTCAGGTTGCGCTCACATGATCCAGCCATCTCATTGAGGCGCTTAGCCTCTGCCTTGAGCCTGGCGATCTTCCAGTCAAGAGCATCCACAGAATCAGCATAGGCCTGCATCTTGGCAGCCATCCCAGCGTCTAGCTTCTCAATCCTCTGGGCTATGAAGTCATCAACCTCACCCTCAGCTTCAAGCAGTTCATTGACCAGGTCATCAGCCTCTCTCATTAGCTCATAGCGTGAGGCCTTCTTCTCTTCTTCTCTCTCTCCCATGTCTCTCTCTTTGCCCTGGGGGCGTTGTGTTGGTGAAGGTGGGCCGTTTCAAGACATGCCCAGGTCAGCCCTTCCCTAGAATGGTATGTCGCTGTCTTCATATGGTGGTGGCCCATCTGGGATGTCCTGGCGAATAGATGACGCAACACTGTCCTCACTTGTGAAGAAGTTGCTGCCCACCCTGCCGTCATCAGCCTCCTGCTTGTCAAGCCAGTCAGGGTCATTGAACTCACCCCAGCCATAGTCACCCTTGCCACCAGGACAGGCACCCTTGCGTGAGCACTTGAAATAGGGTGGGCCTGTCTTCTTCCCACTCTTCTTCCTGGCTTCAATGGCCCTCTCCCTGTCATCCCAGACGGGAGCACCACACGCTGGGCACTTGGCGCTGCAGTTTGTTCTGATGTTGAACCCTGCTGTGCTTGCTGGCTGGCTGTTCTGAATCGGCTGAGAATCGCTTCTGACGCCGTTTGATGGCTGATCCCTGCCAGACCCCTGGGGGCTGTCGTAGGATTCGCCTAGCTCAAGCTCATCAGCCGTGCAGCCTGCATATCCAACAAAGGCACGCAGCGCTCTGTTCTGTGCACGCGTTGAGGCCATGCGGATCAGGTGCGGGACGATCATTTTGCCCACGTTCATGGGGTAGGCATCACCAATGTCAGTGTGCTCCTGCTCATCATCCCAGACTCTAAAGAGCACCACGGCTGCAGTGGGCAGGCCATCCTGGTTCCACTTGATGTCATGGCTGACGATGGTACCATTCCATGGCTTGCCTCTGTGGTTAGCCAGCCAGACCAGACCCACGTGGGTGATGTATGGCTTGCCATGCCTCTGGATCATCCCATCAGGTGGGAATGCTTTTGGAAGGTTGTTTGGGTCGAACTTCATGCCTCATCTCCTGAAGTGGGTGAGCAGTAGCCAGGAAGGACACAGCCCAGGGTGATCAGTTGCTCTCTCATGTTCTGGTCAATCTCAGCCTTGGCTGCCTTCACCCTCTCATGGTGGTCATAGGACACTGAGTGTCCGGCCATCTCTAAGAAGATCAGCAGCGCATCAGCGTCAATGCTGTTGATGGCCAGCTTGTCAGCCACCCACATTGAATGCAGGTGTGAGTTCTCATCGAACCTGAGCGTCTTGCCTGCAGAGCCACCCATCTCAAACCAGGTGAGAGTGCATTGCATCAGCGGCACATTCTCCCCATCATGGTTCCAGTGGGGCACTAGGCGCTGGGTGTAGATCACGTCATAGCTGGTGGAGTATTCTGCGATCTCCCACCTGAACATCAAGACGCGCTCTTTGCCCTCACAGAACTTGTGCAGATCAGCATCTGCGTGGTGGTGGTGGTTTGGGAGAATCACATTGGGGATCAGCGCTAAGCGCCCATCATTGATCATCTCTGGCTTTTGTTTGATTGGTGTGGTCATGCCACCCTCCTTCTGTTGTGTTGGTGGTGACCTTATTGGCCACTCTCGATTGATTCGACTGACTCCTGGATCAGGGTCAGTGCTTGGCTCAGTTGCTCTAGCTTGAGCACCTCATCCTGTGGCGTTGTTCTTCTGTATGTGCGGCAGTATTCCATGGCTGCAGTTCTCATCAACTGAGAGGCTGAGACGCCCTTTTCATCAGCAATCTCATTCATGGTCTTCATCATCTCAGGCAGCAGATAGGTGGTGATCTTCTCTGTGTGCCTGTTGTCCTTGCGTGGCCTGCCTTTCTTCTTCCTGGTGGATAGGTCAACACCAGGGACAGCCACATAGACAGCAGCCTCATGGCCATTGGATGTCAGGCGTCTGCGGTCAGTCTTCATGCAGCCCCCAAGGCACTCCAGATCACGCCTCCTGGCGCCTGCTGTGCTGGCGATCATCCTGGTGCCATGTCTGATCTCATCATCAGTGGCCCCATGGTCACCACGCTCCAGCATGAACTGATAGATCTGCTGGATCTTGGATGGGGCGCGTGGCTTCTGCGCTTCTGCTGCAGCCTTGCTGGTGGCGCTGCCTTTTTGGTATGGAATGTTCATCTCTCTCCCCCTTAGAAAATGCCGTCTTCAGTGTCATATTCTTCCACATAGACAGCGGTTGGTTTGCTCATCTCATCATAAGCCTTCTGGATCTCATCACTCTCAAGCTCCACATGCTCAGTGGTGCCCTCTCTGATTGATGAGACAATCTCGAACTCTTCTGGTGACCCAGGGTCTGACCAGGTCATGGCCTGCTCTGGCAGGTATATGGCCCTGACCACTATGGTGACCTCTGGCGTGGT